TATGTCGATATAAAAAGGGGGAGGGGTAGTAGTACTATCGTGGTACTAGATGTGTGTAGAAAAATAAATGATTGGTTTACAGGCTGATTCTATCCCGTCAATAATCAATCAGGTATATTACATACCTAATTACTTATTTATGGGCATCAATGATATTCTGTTAGGACTATGTAGAGATAAACAATATATAGAGAGTATTTGTAAGTGCTTGATTAGTAATAAGTTAGTATGTGAAAAAGTGGTAACAAGTTGTTCTGCCACAAGTATATACAAAGTGCTTGTTTTTTCAAATAAAAATATATAGTTTTGTAATATGATTAGTAAGAGTGGAGTAGACTTGAGTGTTTGTGCTTATTGTAAGTGTAGGCTTGATGATTATAGTAGGACTGTAGATCACTTAATACCTAAGAGTCGTGGTGGCAAGTTAAGCAATGCCAATAAGGTTCCGTCCTGTGGGGATTGTAATAAGATGAAGGGCGATATGGATGCGATGGAGTTTAGTCGTGCGTTGAGTGGCTTGATATTCTATGAGCACACTAGGCACAAGCAAAACTTGTCTTTGCTAAAGAAGATTAAAATCAATGTAGACTTGCTTATTGTGGATCGCAATCTAAAATCTAAGAAATGAATAACATAGTATTTGATTTGATACTGCTAGAGGCAGACAGGGTAATCAACAATAAAGTTAAAGGGCTTGATCTTTACTACAAGGATGGCAAGGGACAGTTTGTAGCTATAGCCGAAGGGTACAATGCCCAGGCTGATGAGGTAATTGGAAACTTGTTACGTAGAAAAAAGATGCGTTACATGATTACCTTTACTGAGTCGCTTGCTACTATGAACGAACTTAAGCCGTCATCGAATAAGATGCTTAGGTTTATGACACAGCAAATGGGATACGGTAATTCTTTGAAAAATTACAGTTTGCGTGATATCCAACAGTTAACGGACATGAACATGAAGTTCGTAATGAACAGCATCAAAGAGCTTTGTGCCAAAGATATTATTAGATTTACAACCGAAAAGAATCGAAGAACCTACATGGTCAATCCTATATACTTTTACAAAGGAACAATTAAGAAGCTCTTCTACTGTGTAAAAGAATTTGACCGTATGCCTCAGCGCAACGAGGAACTAGATGAGCAGTATTCTAATAATGATTTATGAAATTAACTAGACACACAAAAAACATTCACGAACTACACGTTCAAGGAACAAGAGTTGAAATAGGTATGTTCTCTGATATTCACTGGGACAATCCTAAATGCGACTGGGATTTACTTAAAAGACACCTAGATTACTGCCTTAAAGAATCTATGCCCATGGTGTTTAATGGAGACACATTCTGTCTCATGCAGGGAAAATGGGACCCCAGGGGTACTAAGTCCGACATCCGTCCAGAGCATAACAATATTCGTTACTTAGATTCTATTATTGAAACGGCAGTAGACTTCTTCACGCCATACGCACATCTAATTACCGTTGTTGGATACGGCAACCACGAAACCTCAATACTTAAACGCCATGAGACAGATGTACTTCAGCGCTTTGTTGACCTTCTTAATTACAAAAACCATACTAATGTACAGACCGGAGGATATGGTGGGTGGTTAGTTGTAAAACAGGAGACTAGACCTAACAATAGAATATCTACCAAGATCAAATATTTTCATGGCTCGGGGGGCGGGGGTATAGTGACCCGTGGTGAGATCAATTTGACTAGAGCTCTTGAAATGTATGAGGACTTTGAGGTGTTTTCGATGGGACATATCCACGAGAATAAATGCACCAATGTTGCTAGGGATACCATCGAACATACAGTTGCAAATGGATGGTCAAGTAAGCAAAAGCAAATACACATGATGATTACTGGTACTTACAAAGAAGAGTTCGGCGATGGATCTAAAGGATGGCACGTTGAGCGTGGCGCACCTGTGAAACCAATTGGCAGTAGAATACTTATTATAGATACTAGAAGAGTAGTAAATAAGAAAAATAATATTGATAAAACAGAAAAATCAATCGATAGTATCAAGTTTCCATTATAATTGTTATATTTGAACTCTTGTTTTTTGTTTTATACTGTTTGTTTTGATTGTAAAGGGGCTTCGGCCCCTTTTTTCGTATACAAATAATATTTATCTTTGACAAAACATTGATTATGAAAGGAGATAAATACTGGGCATCAAATCCCAAGAAGAATGGTAGCTACTTAGGTCAAGGTCGAGTAGAAGGCCGTCCGGCATCAACCAATAATCTTAAGGAAGATATGTCTTGCGCTTGTAAGCCTGGATTTAAGTTGATGTACAAGAATACCAAGGATAAAAAATACTGTGATTAATTAAATTTAGTGTTATGAAAACGATGATGAAAAAGAAAATTGGCAAAGCTATTGAGAAAGCAATGGCTAAAGGCGAAGCTAAAATGGAAAAAATGCCTAAGGGTAAATCTACCAAGCCTGCGATGAAGAAGAAAATGAAGATGGATAACTATTAATTCCACTTGCTATATGCGTCAAACTAAAGACGGTGTAGCTCGAAGGCCAATACTTACTACAGACTGGAAACCTAACCATGCTGAGTTTGATTACCCAAAGCCATTCGTGGATTGGGTTGATAGCATCAACAGCGGTTGGCAGAACAAGATAAGTTTTAAGCCTTTCGATTTATACTGCGAACAAGCTAGGATCTGGTTACAGGATGATACCATGTTAACCGACTTCGACAACGAAGAAGATCAATACAACTGGCTAGCCACAGAGATACAGAAATGTAACGACAACACACTATACTTCTGTAACAAGTACGGATTCATTAAAGAAGATAAAGCCGAAAACGGTATGCTGCGCTATCAGGCGTGGGATGCACAGAAAGTACTCCTATTCTTATTCGACTGCGGATACTCCATGATGATTGGTAAGGCCCGACAGATTGGTTTTACCACTACGATGTGTCTTGCAGGAATGAAAAGAGTAAACCTCAACAAGTCCTACTTCATTAAATTCGTTACTCACTCTAAAGACAAAGGTGTCGAGATCTTCCGAGATAAAGTAAAGTGGACCTACACTAAAATTCCTGACTATATTGCTCAGGACGTAAAGAACTGGACAGACCAAGTAATGTCATTCGATAAGAAGGGTGATAAGAAAGGTCGTGACGAAGGTGGTGCATCTCGCTTTCAGGTAGATAGTCCGCAGGTAGATGCAATTAACGGGGGTTCGCCATCGGCAGTATTCATCGATGAGATCGGTCTATTCGACATATTCGGTGAGATGATGCGTGAAGGTCGACCTGCTTTATTTAAGTACAACCCGGAAACTGGCAAAATGACCATGCAACAGCAGTTCTTAGCATGGGGTACAGGAGGTGAAATGGACAAAGGGGGCTCTGTATTCGAAGCAGAGTTCAAGATGGCACTCAGTCAGTGGAGGGATAAAAACTACGAGTATGGAATCATACCATTATTCTTCAACGCCTATGCACGAAGAGGTGTCACAGACGAGCACATCAACAACGAACGTAAAGCATACCTTGCATTGGAAGGAACCAAGAAGGGAGAAGTTGCCAAAGTTCAGTTCCACCAGCATTATCCTATCACAATTGACGATATGTTCCTGCGAAAAGCAAGAACGCTCGTTCCGATTCATTACTGTAACGAAAGATTAAGCACCATATACGGCAAAGATGTGCCCATCGAGTACGGTTACTTCGAGCCTATTATGGATATGTCGCAACCTACACCCGACTTAATTACCGAATATCGCATTACAGGCGCTAGATGGATCAATACATCAGGTAGAGAAGACGTATCTACCTCTGCAATGATTGTGCATCATCCACCAAACGGTGAGATATGGAAGAATCGCTGGTATCAAGGGACTGACCCAATCAACTCAGAGACAGGACACTCCATGATGTGTAGTGCAATATGGGATTCATTGACTAATACCGTATCTTCTGTAGTATTCCACCGTGATCGTAAGTTTAAATACACCTACCTACAGGTACTACTGCAAAGTTTGTACTACGATCAACAACGTAGAGGCGGTGCAAAGGAACTTGTAGAGAATAATATAGGTGATATGCACGTAGATTTTCAAGAAATTCACGGATTCAAGAATAAGTTTACAGCAAATACGCAGCTACCAGAATACTTTCAGACTTATGGTGGGAAATGGTTCGGCATTTCCAACAAAGCTAACACAGCACCAAGAATTATTGCAAAAGTTGAGGAAATGATTGATGCCTACGGCATCAATATAGATGTTCCGTGGCTGTGGGAGCAGCTGAAGACGTTCGTGGAGAAAGACTTGAAGAGCTCGACTAGCCACAGGCAGACTCGTTACCAAGCGGCAGATACTCGATACGATTATGATGATGCTATCTTTGCTATTGCCTTTGCTTATATCAATGCACAGGCGCACGTAAGGTATGAACCTGAAAATATTAAGTCACATGACAAGGAAACTCACGTAGTAACCAAGTATGTACAATCGAAGGAGACGAATTACCGAATGAAATTAGCCAAGGTAGATAAACGCACAGGAAGAATCTTAAAGATACTTAACTAGGTCTTTATCTAGGCCTAGTTTTTTATTCTCCCAAACTATTCCCTGTTTGTTATTGATAGGAGTGTGATACTCATCCATAATTGAAAGAAACAATTTCATTTCTTTCTTGTTAAGCATCTTATATGACATATGTTTGTATCTAGGCATATCCTCAAATACACCTTTATTCATATTAATCCAATACAGATGATATTCGGGTTTTTTACGCTGATGTTCGAAGGCAGGATAGATGTAAGACTTTATAATAAAGTGCTGAGTTCCGTTATGTAGGATTTGTTGTAGCTTGTTGCTAGAGTATGCACTTGAGGTGCTCATATTGAATTCCAAATTAGGTCTACTTCCTGTTCCATGTCGGCTGTTTTGATGACTTTGTAGTTGTCATTTTCTGCATTTAACCAACAAATATAGGAATTACCTAATTTAATTTGACATTCCGTCTCAATTATTTTTTTATATATGCCTAATTGTAAACTATATGTATTGTATTCACAGTCATCTAAATGCTGTAATCCATTTCGCATTTTATTCTTAAACGGACTGCTAGTTTCAATCTTCTTGCTAGTCTTATAATCCCAAATTTGTAGCTCTTTAGCTTTTACGTTCCAAAATAACTTATCAATCATTCCACATAGACGCTTATTAAAACTTCCTATAACAAACTCTAGCTTAATAGGAATCAATTTATTCTTAGTGTCGTGATAAAAGTTGTCTACGTAGGTTAAAAGCTGCATAGGTGGCTCATATTCGTACCAATGAGGTATATATGCTTTCTGAAGAAACTTCATCTCAGCGTATCTATGAACTTCAGTTCCTATGGTTCCGGATTTCTCACGTATCTGATCCCAATTCTTAAGAACATCAATAAGCTCTAGTCCGTTCTTCTTAGCATATTTTCCAGCAATTAAAACATCGTCAAAAATATGTTTGTAGTCTTTGAGAAGAGTTGTTACTGATTTACACTCGTAACCATTGTAGGTGTACTTGTGTTCGTCTTCATGGAAAACGATATCAGTGAATTTATTTAGTTGCTCCTGTAACAAAATTAATCTAATACCGTAACAGCAATTGATTCCATTAACTCTTCAAACGCAGCTTCAGCATTATCATCATCCTCAGTCTGAGGTCTGAACCTAGCAGCCAAAAAGTATTTGTACTTACTTCCTTCCGAAAATGGAACTTCCTCAAGTTGAAAGCCTAGAGCCATGTGATGCTTTACAAGCTTTACAACTTTGGTTACGGTGTACGTTGTGCCTTTCTCAATCCATGGGCCTACGTAGTCAGCAGGTCTTCCCTTGTCGTTAATGCAAATTGCTTTTAATGTTTCCATAATGATAAAAAAAAGGCCCCCACTGTGTGTGAGTTGGGAAGGGATGCGAGGGCCTTAAGTTGATTAACCTCTAAAACGTTGTATGCTGATTCCCTAAACTCACAGGACAAATCTATGGACTATTTTTTAATTCGCAAAATATTTGACGAAAAAATTAAAAAAAGAAAAAGAAAAATAAGAAAAGAGAAAAAGAAAAAAAGAAGCAAAAAAAGAAAAAGAGAAAAGAAAAGATTAACTATATATTCGTATATACTACGTATATACTCACATATACTTAATCAAAAAGAAAAAGAAAAAAACCCAAACCCAAAATTTTTTATTAATTTTTTGTTTTATATTTGCCGAGTACTATGCACGGTGCATGGTTATTTTTTAACCACACAGACTTATGTCGGTGTATAATTTAATTTAAAATGGCTATTACATTTAAACTTCCGGTAATCAATGCTGATTCTGCATTGTTACTAAACACTCCGGTTGCAGCTACTGACGTAGTTCTTGCTTCTGGTCGCTTAACAATCAAAGATGAGTCTGGTGCTAATGCATTAATCATCAAAGCTACTGACCTTCTTGGTTTTCGCTACACTGCTGGTACTGCTGGTACTGCAAATGTAGTTGATGTTGAATTATCTGCTGCAACTTTGGTTGCTAACGGTATTTACGCATTGACTGTTTCTGCTCCTTACGCTCAAGCTTTCTTTAGTGGTGGTGTTGAAACTAACGCAACTTTCCAAGCTCGTACTTACACTGTTGGTGTTGATGCTACTCCTACTGCTGCTGAGTTAGCTACACTTTTTTACAATGAAATTACAGCTGATATCAATGCTTACTTTATTGTATCTAGTGTTTCTGCTACAAAAATTCGTATCACAGCTGACAATGCTGGATTTGGTGGATTAAACGTAGTTGCTCCTGCAGGTGCTGTTGTAAGTGATCAAACTGCATGGGTTGCCCCTGCTGGTACTCCATCACAAGTTCTTGCTCAAATCAACAACGCTGGTTTAGTTTCTGCTGCGCTTTACCAAACTTATCAAATCACTTACCGTAAAGCTATCCGTAGCAATATCGTTAATGGTCTTGAGGTTTACAAGCCAGTTGTTGCTTTAGTTTACTTGAACGCTGCTGATGCTGGTGCTGCTGCAACTGTTACTAAGTTGACTAACATTTTGAGTGGTGCATATACTCCTGTAGCTGATTACCTTGGCTGTCCAGCTGTATAATTAAAATTTAATTATCTTTGTAGGGTAGGCATTAAATTGTCTACCCTATTTTTTTATTACTTTTATGGCTGAAAAAGAAGTTGAATTAGTTCTATTCGGTTTAGAAACAGAAAACGATCTGAGGTTAGAGTACCCTGAGTTATCTGAGATAGACGAATTTAAAGGATTAAAAGCAAAAGAGGTAAGACTTAGTTGGTTGCTCGGAAATAGAACAAGTCCGATTTACAGATTAAGCAAAAAGGATCGATTGTCAAAAGCATTGGAATTAACCTATGGTAGAGACTACCACATCCGTAAAGACCTTGGCGAGATTATTAGGGGTGAACTTCCTGACTATATCGTCAATGCCGTCAAAAAGATGGAGTCATTCAATCCTGAGTACAGGTTGAGGGCAAAGTTGATGACGCAATATATGTTCGAGATATTGAACGAAATGATTGTCCTTGATTCACAAACACTTGCGGCCATGGACATTGATGAAAAGAAGAAGTACACTGACTTAGTTGTCAAGGTTAATGATGAGTTACCGGGTATGATTAAAAATTTAGAATCGGCATACGGAGCCAAGACTGTAGAGAAGAAGACTAGGAAGGAAGTGCTCGTTAAAATTAATGATGTATTGAAGTGATATGAGTTATATGTTCAGCACAGGTAGACTTAGACCTAATAAGCTACAAGGAAAAAAGGATAAGGACTACCACAAGGAATATGCGAAGTATTGTTTAGCTATTATGAGCAACTATATCTATCGCAGGTATATCAACAAGTGCTTAATCAACTGGTCATTCTTTAAAGGACAGGATGGACAATGGATCTTCGAAGAGGACATTGAAGCATTCTTCTTGGATGAGTCAGGAGATGTTCGTAACCGACTCAAATGGACAAAGAACGTAATCAAGCCAATGGTACAACAGTACGTTGGTAATGCCATTCGTTTATCATACGATGCTCGTGCTAACTGCGTATCTGATTTCGTAATTAACAAGCGTGAGCAAGAATTAAAAAGACTTAAATCTCTTCAACAAGTTGGCGAAGCAATGCCATTCCTAAAAGAAATCATTCAGGAGTTCAATCCTGTAATGGATACTGAAATGGAAACTGAAGAGTTATTCTACAATACATTTGTAGAGAACTACGAGAAAGACATCAATAACCTCATTGAATTTATTGCCAATGAAGTAAATATTGATGAGCTTAAAACTCAAATTACACGTAACCTTGCTCTTTGTGGTCTTGGTATCTACAAAGGATACGAGATGGCAGAGAACTACATGGCTGAGGCTGTTAACCCATTATTTTTTATGTGGGATATGTCAGCTAAAAAACCTGACTTAACAGATGCTGAGTTTATGGGTGAGTGGTACTACATGGATAGCCCATCTATATTTGAGAAATACCCACACCTTACAAACGATGAGCGTGAGGCTATTGAGAATTACTCAAACCACACGAACCAAAACAATATGCACAAAATCGTAAACGGAATCTATACCATCCCTGGTGGTAAAGTTCCTACTTACGAAGTGTATTGGAAAGACGTTGAGAAAAAAGAATACGGATGGGTCATGGATGAGTACGGATATCCTTACTACACCATGGTTAATGATGCAACATCTAAGTACACAGATAAAGACCTCATCGAACCTCAAACTGAAAAGCACAAAGAGGAGATGGGTAACAAGAAGAAACAAACTATCTACGTAGATATTCTTCGTTATTGCATTATGATTCCTCAAGAAGAGATTGGTTATGGAGACATCGTTCTTGAGTATGGTATTATGCCTTACCAAGAAAAGAATCTTTATGACCCTGCAAACGTTCGATTCCCATACAAGTGTTACACGTGGGTATATGACCGTGGAGAGGTTTTAACGCCACTAGATGACGTTATCGATCCACAAAGGTTTCTTAACCGTACTATCTCTGTTATCGAGTCTCAGATGGCAAATATGCGTGGTAGCGGTACAGTTATTTCTAAGTCAGCAGTTGACGATAGAGATGGTGAAGCTGATATCAATCGTAACATCAACTCTTCTAAACCAATCTTCGTAGATACTGACCGTGTTGGATCGGTACAGAATGCTATTGGCACATATGGTACAAACATTGGTCCAGGTACATTGCAAATGTTCCAAGTTATTCAGGCTGTACAGCAATCTATTCAAGATGTTACAGGTGTGAATGAAGCGATGACAGGTACTCAAGGTGGTGGTGATATGTTAGTTGGTGTAGTTGAAGCTCAGATTCAACGTGGTTCATTAGTTCAGGAGCCATTCTATTGGGCATTGACATCAATCTTACGTCAGGCATATGAGCATATGGCTACTGTAGGTAAAGCTATCTATCACGACAATCCTCGCAAACTTGCCATGATGGTAGGTGATGACGGACTTGGTAGAATTACAATTACTAAAGATCATTTGCTACAGGATTACAGAATCTTCATCAAACGCTCTGAAACTCCTGAGCAAGGAATTAATGCAGCAAACCAATTGTTGTTTACTTTACTTCAGGCAGGCATGATTGATCAAATTACATTTGCTAACCTATTTAACCGTGCTACACCTGAGTTAGTTGCAGACGGCTTACGTAGATTCCAAAGAGATAAGTTGATGGCTCAACAGCAAACTGATAAAGCTGCTAACGAAGGGGCTATTCAAGGAAGAGCTCAACAAGCTGAAATGGTTGGTCAATTGCAACAAGCTCAATCTGAACAAGAGCAAAAACAACTTGAAATGCAAGATATGGCACATCAACAAGAGATGGAAAAAGTAGCTCTTAAAGAAGGTGCTAAGACCGAAAGAGATATAATTAAAATGCAGGGTTTGCAATAAATGATTATTTTTGAACAAATAAAATAAAGTATGAGTGATACAAACTTCGAAAAAGAAGTTCAAAGTGCATCTCAGGACATCTTTGACAGCCCGGCTGTTGCAGAGCTAGATCCAGGGATGCAGGAGCAACTTCGACAAATTGAAGCTTTGGCCGGAATGGATCCGAGCTTCGCAAACTCTCAGGAGTATAAAGACTTGATGACTAGCATACAGGCAAGTAGTCAAGCACCTCAAAACGATGAGGAAGACGAGGAAGAGGAAGAAGATGATGATAGTGAAGAGGACCAAGGTTCTCCTGATGACATCTTTGGAATCATGTCAACTCCAAAAAAGGCAAAAGAAATTAAACTTAATTTTGAGCCACCGAAGGAGATGATTGACCTTATCTCTAATCGTTTTGGCGTGAATGATGCGTCTAAGTTCTTTTCATCTGTTGAAACGTGGAGAAGTCAAGCCCAAGAGGGTTCTGAATTGAAGCGTGAGTACGAAGCGTTAACTGCTGACTTGCAGGCTTTGCCAATGGATTTGCGTGCATCTATCGAGATGTGGGCATCAGGTGAAGATTACACTAAGGCGTTGACTATGACCCAAAGACTGGACTTTTCAGGTGATTTTACTAAACAAGATCCTGAAAGCCTTGTCCAGCATTATTTTGGTGAGCAGTACGATGAGATAACATCTGAATTTGAAGATGGTGATATCTCTGACACTGAGTATCAGAATAGGATAAAGCTTCTAGCGAATTCAACAAAAAGATTGTTTGTCGATGACAAAAAAGCATTAGAGAAAGAGCGTGAGGACTTCCTAACTCGTCAGAAAACCGAATCGGATAATCTGAAGAAGACGGCACTCCTTTCCGTTGAAAATCTAAGTAAGGCTTACCCTAACTTCAGTAAGTCCGAGGTCTCTAAGATCCGAGGCATATTGGTTGAGGGGAAATCAGATAATCTTTTCATGAATGCCGATGGTACATATAAAGAAGATGCAGCTGAATTAGTTGCGTATGCTATGTACGGCAAGAAGATGTTGGAGTCGGTCAAGAAGCTTGCCCAGCGTCAAGGTGAAAGTATGGCTAACCAAAAGATAGTCGATTCAAGTCCGAAGCAATTGCGTAAGCAGAAAGCTTCAGGGCCAAACCAAGGACAAGTTCCTCAGGGGGCTCAGCACTTGAGTGGTTTATTCAAAGGGGATCCATACGCATAGTAAATTAATTGTAAATTTTTAAACTGAAGCAAAATGGCTTTGTATAATGAACCGAACGTAAAGTTCACTAACCAGAACTACAACTCTGTAGGATCTGAGTATGCAGCTTTGTATGGTCACGATATCTCGTTACTCGTACAAAAGTTGACTAACCGTGCAATCTTTGATGCTGCTCCTCAGCAGTTCATGGATTTGAAATTGTTAAACATGGTAGCGGCAGAGCAAGTAAACTCTGACGAATTCTTCTACCAAGAGATGGGTTACCAACGTGAGCCGCTTGTAGCTACAGCTTCTTCAGCTGCTGTTTCTTGGCCTACAACTCAAACAATTTCTGTTACTTCTACAGACAACATCTCAACTAACACAATTATCTCTTACCCTAACGGTCAAAAAGGTAGTGTTGTTAACGTTGACACTTCTTTGTTGACTGTAACTGTATCTCCTTACAATGGTGATACTCTTCCTGCTGTTGCAGCTGATGATATCCTTGCTAACGTATCTTCTGTAGATCACGATGGTTCTGACGGTTTTGCTCAGTACTTCCGCGCTTCTACAATCGAGCGTGTAAACTACGTTCAGTTGTTTAACAAAGCAATCCGTTACTCTGAAGTTGAGCTTCACAAGTTGAAGACTATGGGTACTACCTCTAACTTCCTTGAAATGGAACGTAACGCAATGTTTAACCAACACCGTATCGACCTTTCTAACGCATTCTGGACAGGTCAAAAAGGTGAAATCATCACTGCTGATGGTACTCCTGCTAAAACTACAGGTGGTGTGTTTTCTGCAATGGTAGAAGCTGGTGCTCCTAACGCTGTTGCTACAACTGCTACTTTAGTTGATGCATTCGAAGATATCGTATTGTCTTCTGAATATGGTGACTACGGTCAAGCACGTATGGCGTTTATGACTCCACGTATGCACCGTGCACTTTCTTTGGCTTACAAAGAAGAACTTACTCGTTACGCTCCAAACGATGATATCGCATTGTTGAACTTGAAAGAGATCAACCTTGGATCTTCACGTATCGTTCTTGTTCCTTTCAAGCGTTTCGAAGACAAAGCTTCATTCCCAGGTTCTTTCGAGAATCGTATTGTACTTCTTGATATGAAAAACATCAAGCGTACTCAACTTTGGGGTGAGCGTTCAGGTGATACCTTGAAATTAGAGGACGGAGTTCCTAAGCGTTACGGTGACGTATGGGTAGACTGCAACATGGGTGTGAAATTCCACAACCCACTTGCTTGTGCTTACCTTGACGTTAACATGTAATATCAAGTAACTACTACTATTAGAAGGGGAGGTTTTGGCCTCCCCTCTTTTAAAACTTTAATTTATTAATTATGCCAGTAAAAAAAGTACAAGACGTTACTCCTGAGACTGAAATCACAGTATTTGAGGAGTCTAACGCACCAGAGATGAAAGAGGAAAAAGTTGTTGTAAAAAAAGAAGAGGCACTTCCTGTTTCAATCGTGGAAAAAATGATGAAAGAACTTGAGGAGAAGCTCCTTAATAAGTTCTCAAGTCAAATCAACAAACTTAAAACAGCTGAAGCTCAAAAAGATATTGATGCTGATTTAGCTTACGTTCAGGATCTCCAAGACGATTGGTTAGAGCAACCTGTAGTATTCTTTGCATTCTCTATGAACTTTTCTATCCATGGTGATAAGAAGCGTGGTGTAGAAAGTCTTCCTCCTCACGGAGCTATTAAATTTAAGCCACTTGTTCGTACTAAGCGTAAACGCAGTCGTGATGTTCAGGTTATTTCTGTATCATCTATTAAGGTGAACTCTAAAACAGAAGTTGATTACCTACGTAACCACAGCCAATATGGTATCGCATTCTTTGAGAATATGACATCAGCTATGGCAGTAGATTCTACTTGGGCACAGAAAATGATGGAAGCTCAACAGTCTATTACACGTCTTTCTGATATGCAAGTTATTGCTCGTGTTCAACAAGAAGGTTTGTCAGTTACAAATAGCCCTGAGGCAATGCGTAGACAACTTGTTGAGATTACAGCAGAACGAGCTAAGAATCAACAAGATAAACTATTGTACGGTAGCTTAAAACAATCTAGTTTAGAGCGAGGTACAAACCGAGTTATTACTGAAAAAACAATTACTAACTAATCATGATACTAGCACAGGATCTACGTAACCAAATGGCTTTCGCATTAGATGCGGAGAACTCTGATCATTACCTTGATGATTTAGATTATATCCCTGCGATTAATGCTTCTGTCAAATGGTTGACAAACGTAGTGAATGCTGCTTATGGTCAAGATAAGTTAGGAGAAGAATTCTTTAGGGACTTAGCATACTCTGGGGTGTTCCAAACTACGAACACCTCCAGGGTCTCCCTAAATGTATTCCCAAGTGAAGTATGGACTATTTTAGGTATCTATGCTAATCCAAATACATCTGTAATTGCAGGATACCCTCCTGTACCTACACCTAATGTAACAGAAAGTTACTTTCTTAGTAACTTACGTCATTTATCTTCTTCTGATTCTTGCAAAAGATTGAATGTAGAAGAATGGGCAACAAATGCTTCAAACCCTTTTGAGGCAGGATATGATGGCGATCAAATATGTGATGCACTTAAATTGTATGCTTATTTATCACCATTCAACTATCAGGGACTTAACTCAGGAGTTAATTCTTCTGAGATAGAAATAAGACCATCCATTACAAATGGTAAGATTACAGTATTCTGGGCAAAGAAGCCTTCAACTATTACTAACTTATCTCAGAACGTAGAATTCCCGAATAGTGTATTCCAATTGCTATTTGATAAAGCACTAAATTACATTTCCTACAAACAAGGTGATCAGACTAACATCTATGGTGTTACAGCTCAAGATATTCAACAACTATTAAGTGTAATGTAAGATGACGTACAGATATGTAATATACGATTTGCAAAAAAGCTTTAATGCTTCTTTCGATGATGCTGACTTCACATTAAACCAAATTCTATATTGGGTTATGGTTGTGGCCAATAGAATGCGTTTACAGCAAACTATGGCTACCAATACGGACTTGTTTACTTCTACGTTTAGTAGCATAGAAGTTAAGACCGATTCTAAAGGAAGAAAATACATTGATTTACCGGTGCAGATCATGGATTTGCCTAACAACTCCGGTGTAATTTATATCACATATAATGAGGAAACCTGCAAATGCGAGGGTCCTTCTTTTGCTCAAGTATGGTTCCAAGGTGTAAACCTAGGTAGTGTTCAGCACTTATACCTAGATGAGTACACTAAGCCTAGCGCTCAAAATCCTTACTTTTATCGTATTGGAGATCATATTGATGGGGTTAAAGTAAACAGAATTTATCTACTTGGATTAGAGTGTGTTCCTGTTAAGGATGTTGAGATTGCTGTAAAGGCAACTCTTGATCCTAAAACACTATGTAATTTAGATGAGGACATTCCGCTTCCACAGGAACTTATTCAGGAATTAATGATGCAGGTTCTACAACTTGGTAGATTTGTAATGATGATGCCTCAGGAATCTTCTAACGATGGCGAAGATGGATCTGAAGTAGATTCAAGATTGTATGCTAACAGATCAGCAAGTTTACCTGATTCAACAACTCAACAAACCGCACAATAATGAATTCTAACGATTACGTATCCATAGAGCACTTGTTAGCAGAGGTTACTGCTACGATAAACGACACAGACTATAAGAAGGGCTTTCCTAAGGGATGGTATATTTCTCGTATTCAGGATGCTATGCAGGAGTTGTCATTTGATACTTTTTGGTTAAAGGTTCAGCAGGATGAGATATTCCCTGAAAGCTGTCAGATTGAAATGCCTAAAAATACATTCAACATTCGTGAAATTTATATGTACACAGGTTCTTTGTGTAATCCACAGAAGACTCAGATGGTATATTGGAAGCGTTTGTTTAATAATACAGCTGATGGTACAGGTTACACAGCTCAGGTAAAGGATGATGGTAGTAACGGATCTGATATTTATCAGCCTAATCAACGTGTTTACACTGGTAATATGCAAGGATTTTACGGACCTAAATACTACTACAATGTAATTAATGGTTTGATTATGTTTAGCAAAGAGTGTAAAGGATATGAGTTTGTTCGTATTATATACAACGGCATGGGTGTAGAGAATGGTGATTTACCTGTTATTCCACGTTTCTTTGAGCGTGCTGTAGTTGACTACGTTGAAGAAAAGTTTTACAATGCAATGAAAGCTCGTGACCCACGTACATACCGTCCATTATGGACAGATGCATATCAGAAGTTAAATGATTTTGCAAACGGTAGCTGGAATAAAGCTAGAAAACGTATTAAGTCTATGGATTCCAAGGAGAAAGCCTCTATGGAAGAATATATCTCATCAATGTATCATAAGTAATCATGCCACAGCAACTTAAAAAAGAGTTGATGAAATGCAACTCACCGAAATCAACACCTAGTCACCCAAAGAAGTCTCACGTTGTAAAAGCGTGTTCAGGTGGTACTGAAAAGATTATTCGTTTTGGTCAGCAGGGAGTAAAGGGTTCACCTAAGAAATCCGGTGAGTCTGAGGCATATGCTAACCGTAGAAAACGTTTTAAAGCTCGTCACTCTAAGAATATTGCAAAAGGTAAGATGAGTGCTGCATACTGGGCTGATAAAGTAAAATGGTAAGAAACATATTTGATATGGCTGAACTTAAAGGACTTGGCGATGTAGTTGAAAAGGTCGCTAGAATCACTCAAATGGATAAAGTTGCTAAATTTGTTGCTAAGGCGTCTGGCGATACTAGTGGCGATTGTAGCTCTTGTAATAAACGTAAGGATACTTTAAATAAGCGTTTTCCATTTAAGAAA